TAAATTAACTTTACAAAGTATCCATGGTATCGAAATAGCACAAAACGCCAAAGTAAAGTAACGAAAATAGCACAAAACGCCAAAGTAAAGTAACGAAAATAGCACAAAACAATCACCAGCCCGGCCCGTCTGGCTATGGATTCCGTCATGATTGTGGGTGTCCCATCCGGCTATGGATGCCGCCCCCATAAAGATTACGTCCCGATTACGCCCCGCCGCCCCGGTTAGGGATGCCACGACTGGCTATGGATTCCGTCATGATTATGGCTTCCATAATAGCACAAATCGCTCATCCGGCCAAGTACGTTGATGCCGGATTCAGCCTCGATTGCCTTTGCATAAAGTTAACGATAATAGCACAAAACGCTCATCCACGCCGTAAATGATTCGGCGAAGATGCAGCTAACTGTATTGATTATCGGGTTGCTTTTCCCAGACGGAAGGGGACTTGCCATTTGTAAAGTAAATTGGTTTACAGGGGGCGCGCGGGCTAACAACCCTTAATTTTCAACGAAAACGGCTCTCTGACGCGACTTAGCATATTGCCGGTAAATTATACGCGTTTGCCGACGAGCGAAGCGAGGAGGCCCCTAGCGTTAAATTTTACGGCATTCTAACATAACTCGAAAAGGAGCGGCCGTCAGGACGCGAATTTTCGAGTTAGCGGAGGATTTAGCATATTGCCGGTAAATTATACGCGTTTGCCGACGAGCGAAGCGAGGAGGCCCCTAGCGTTAAATTTTACGGCATTCTAACATAACTCGAAAAGGAGCGGCCGTCAGGACGCGAATTTTCGAGTTAGCGGAGGATATAGCATTGATCGTAATTGAAGCGGGAACAATGGCGAATTTTAAGCGGAGTAAATACATACTTTGACTGAATGTTGTCCGTGATGAGGCCGTAAGGCCGAATAAGCGGACGACATGAAGTCTTTCATATGGTTTTACTCGATTGTTTTCTTCTTCTTCTCTTTCCCCCTTTACCCCCTATCTTATTATTATCTTTCATCCGGTAAAATTAAAAATTTTACTTTTTATTTTAAAACTTTTTATTACTTTAACAAATTTTTATTTTTAATTTTTCTGAGGGAAAAATAAAAATTTATTGAAAGCAATAAAAATACTGTCCGGACTATCAAAAATAGTTATCTGGTAATTAAGGGGCTATAAGGGGGACTACGGGCGGTCTAATAAAAATAACACCCAAATAAAATTTGTCTGTTATTTTATTCTTTTGCCCATCATCCCTTCTTATCCCCCCTATAGTCCCCCCTTTTCCTCCCTTCTTCCCTTCTTCCTTTAGGTTAAAAGTTAATGCGTTTATTTGTAATTTTGCGTAACTATGCTACATTAGTTTTTGTCCGAAAACCAATTCAAAAAACAAAGCGGCCATGAAAACTCAACCTGCAACATTCCTTAATTGCGCCCTCCAAACATTCGGCCTCGTATACGTAACCGATACATGCATACAAATACCCGGTTACGCAAAATTACAAACGGTATCCACGTATCGCTTTTCTGATACTGCCGCATCAAATCCGGTTTCCGTTTCCGACATCCAAGACTATTTCACGAAAAACAACTATTCAGCGACTATCCTTCCATCCGACAATCCTGAGTATTTCATATATGCGGCAAACAGGCGATTCCGCAAAAACCGCCATAAAACCGTCAATCATAATATCCGTTTTGATTTGTGCCGCCCGCCGCAACATCACGAAATCAATACTACATTCCGATCAATAAAGGTTCTCGATATTGTAAAATACCGCATAACGGAACACCCATCCCGTTTCAACATAACCGGCATCCTTGCGCACTCGGATGGTAAAATCCCGTTTACCGTCAACGTCTACAAAACTAACCCTTTACAGCCGCGTATTCATTGCAAAATACCGCTTATAAAGACGAAAATTTACTTATCCGTTAGAAACATTCTACGTAAATTGTTGAAATTCAACAACAAACACAAATTATCGTAAATTTTCGCAAAATTTTTCGTTTTTCCCCTTGCAATAAGTTAATATCAGGTTATATTATATACTGTAACGCAAAAACAGCCAACAAGGAGGGTTAAAATGAAACTCGATCGCGCAATTTTTCACAGATTTTTCTATGCTGTCGAATCCGAAAGCGGCCGCGCCAAATCCAACACAAGTTTCGATGGATGGGAGTTCAAATCATACCGGACAACAATCGGCGTCAAAACGCCGGGAAAAGATGGCCGCCCGGTATTACTGATAGCGGATAGCTCTTTCAGCCGTACTACAGGCGAACACATAAGCGCATTGCGGGCCGCGTGTCCGTACACGAGCAGCCATATTATCCGGGTGCCGTTCGAATGGGGAGACGGATGGTACAACCGCGAAAACTGTATCTCCGATTTGTTACAGCGATTCATTGACCGGTTGTCTCAGTGGAGAGTTGACCAGTTGAAATATGCCGAAAGCCGCCGCAATTTCCGCCGGGTTTACGGTGATTTCTCCAGCTTTTTAGAGCTCGTAGCACCGAAGCGCCCGGCCAAGGCAGTAATGCAGAAAATCGAAGAATTGGCCGCGATTGTCAACGAAACGGAAGACCGCAAAAAGCGCAATGAACTTATTTCCGGATTGACGGCGAAAAGAGAAGCCGCGGCGAAACGTAATGCCGCAGAGTGAAAACAGCTGGGCATCGGTTAAAATATTCAATCGCGCCGATGGCGCGATTGAATGATGCTCTTGAATGGATCATGGATGTAGTTATTAACCTTAAGTATGTAATGGGGTTTGTATGAAAAATAATGAATATACGCTCGAATCGTTGAAAGTTCTTAATCCGAAGTTTCAACCGCACGGCATCGTTATATCATCGGAAAGGCCGTGGCTGGTGATAGTGTACGATTTACAAATGAGAATGGTACTTATTATCATTATGCCATGATCGATAAAATCGATAATGAAGTTACGATTTGTGAATCACCATCCGCATTTGTGTTGTGCAATGGCAATGTGGCATTGTCAGGAGGACGTTTTAAATCCGTTAGCCAGAATAAACTTGTGTACATCGGCAAGACGGAAAGGACGTTTTGGACTTTTGGCCATTGCGGAGCTTGTGCGCATGGGGGTATTTACTTTAAAGCTTTTGTAAATGAATTTGAATGTAAACTCAATACTAATAAAGGTGATTAAGTATGAAGTATAAAGATTCTATGGTTAAAGTTAGCAAATTGTGGCTTGCCAATGCTTTGATTAAGTATAATTATGACAATGGTATGTACGTTTTTACGATGTACGATGTACGACGTTGATATCGTCCGTTGTAGGGATAAAGTCGAAGCCATCAAGCGCACTCTTAAATGGATTAATGATAATATTGGTTAATGGATAAAATGAAAACTATCTTGTATTGGCTTAAATACGCCGTTATTCCGATTACATTTTGGGCTATTGTAATCATTTGCGTAGTTTGGTAATCAAACATAAGGAAACAAGCAATGAGATTCAATATTGATGTCAAGAAAAATGAAGTTGTAAACAAGTACGAAGCTGAACTTGCCGAACTCAAAGAGACTGAAACTGTGCTTAATGGACTTCCTGATGTGTTTGAAGAGTTCGAGTTCTTCTTCTACTCGCCTGCAAAAATGAATAAGAACGTGATGGGCGTTGTACATTTTTATTGTGATAATGTCAATAAGATTATCGATACTCTGAATAAGGTTACTGATTTGCTTCCCATTTGCTTGGTAAAAGATGGCTGTGTGTCGGCATATCCGCGCTGCTGCGTAGATATGGATAAGTACAGTAAATACAATTCAAATAACATCTATTGTAAAAAATTGAAAGTTCCCTATACGCTTGCGGCAGAAGGCTACACCCGCCAAACACTTCCTAGTGTTACCATTAGATGTTTTTACAATATTAAAAATTATGGGATTGTGGCTGTATGGATATCCGTAAAGAGTAAAGAGTTAGAATCATTCGGTGTTTACTTTGATGCAACATATCGCACATTTAAAGGCGATATTCTTGAAAGTTCTATCAGATTCAATTATCAGTTTACTACTTTCAGAGTAAAAGTATTGTTTCCGAACGTTGTTAAGTTTAAGGGTTACAATTCTTCCGGTACTCATCTGTTTTATTCGGAGGTTGAATAAACATGAGTAAAACGATGCGAAAATGCAATAAGTACCGTTATTGTTATGCTATTCAGGTGAAGAGCAATGGTGTATGGCAAGATTGCACGCATCATAGCGATAGAAAATTTATGTACTCTGTGTATAATGGACTAAAATATAAAAGTACGTGTACAGATATACGCATCATACAGCGGAGGATTTTTAAATGACAGTCTATGAGTTGAAAACTTTACCCATCGATACGCTTGTCAAGCTCCATAATATGGCTGGAGGTAATCGCATATATTGTATGGATGACGACGAAGATTTTAACCGGGTTGATGATATCGTAACAGAACATCTACGGGTAAAACGTAATTCGGCATTATGGGAATTTGATTCCGCTATGCCATACGTTGTAATCGAGCATGGGGATGTAGTAAGCTACAATGAAAAAGCGATAAGAAACTACGTAGACTATGACAGAATTATCGAATATATACTGTATTCGTAGAATAAGGCGCGGAGCCGCTTTTGATACGACTTAGTGTGTTCCCATATAGTTTACCGGGTTAGCCGCTAAGTCGTCCCATATAGTTTACCGGGTTAGCCGCTAGTCCCATAAGGCTAAACTAAAGGTGTTTAACGGCTATGACAAATGAACAGTTACAGAACAGTATAAACGCGGTCAAGAATGTAGCGGCGTTTACGGCACTAATGCGAAGTTCTGCAATCGATGAACAGATTAAACTATCAGAGTACCTTTGTGCTAAAATATTCATCAAGTCGCATACCCCACGCAATCCAATCGATGATAGTACAGTATTGTATCATCCAATCGAAGAAGAGATCGTAAAAGCGATTGCAAGCGGTATAGACGTCGATGACTTTGTAGCACAGTTTGTAAGTATGGATATGCAATCGTCGGCATCTATGCTTCGCAGACGTTATCACAAGATTGCTCATCTACTTTCGATTTACCAAGCGTACAGTCAACCACCAATGCAAATCAATTTAGACGGTAAAATCTAATCATGTGCATCGGCATCTATAATCACATCTTTTGGTTTTTCCTGCATGTTGAAAACCACCGTGAGCTTTCCTCCGGTATGTGCGTCGGCATTTGCGTCTCCGATATTGGCAACTTTTACAAGGGTATTGATTGCGTTAACCACATCGGCAGGTTTGTTTTCTTCCTGATTTATAATGTTTTCGAGGCGTTTTGTGACGCCTATAATCGTCGGCTTGTTGATTTCCCATTCTGCTGCCCTGAGAAATTTAATCCGTTCTCTTATCCTCTGTTTCATCATCATGCGGCGCATATTGTTGATGTCGATGTGACGGATTCCGGTGATTGGTGTCATGTACTCGCGGTATGCTGCATAATACTCTTCCGTGGTATGTGCATCGGCATCTATAATCCAGTTAAGGAAATCTTCAACACGTTTATCCGCAATTGGGATTGCGGGATCGGAATCCTTGTCGTCAAGGCAGGCAGGGAGGCAGTCAAGTGCATCGGCATTTGTATCGATTACTTTTTCACCTGTATTTTCTCTGCGTTCAATTTGATTTTTAAGTTTAAAAGCCATCTGGAATCTCCTTTTTGTTTCAATATACCATGATACAGTAAAAATTACAAATAAAAGTTAAAAATTAATGCGCAATGGGGCTTGAAACTATGACGCGTGAATGCTACATTAGTTAAAACCGGCGCAATAGACCTAGGAGTAACCATGCAGACTGTGTATGAAGTCATCGGCGTCATTGACGCGCATACATGTGTAATCGTCGGCATCTTCGTTGACAGGATTGCAATGTGTGATAAGTTGCAGGAACAGTTTTCGAAATGCTATTTGAAGTCAAACGGCAAGCGGATCGACATTATCCCTGTGAGCGTCGGCATCTGTATGCGTAACAGATTCTGTAAACTGTACAGTAAGGAATCAGGGAAAGAATTGTACAGAATTTACGCGATAACGTTAAACAAAGTGAATCCTGAGTTGCATGAAAGTTTTAAGTAAAAACGATTATTTATACTATAAAAGAGATGGTAAGCATTATCGGGTTCCGGCTTCCGATAAAAGCATAAATGCTTTATTGCGCAGGAATTATGACTGTTCCGATGTTCTTACTTTAGGTGGCAGATTGCGCGTCCCTCTGTATCCATATCAGTATCAGGCGCTTTTACAGGCTAAGAAGCACAATTGGAATATTTTAGACGCGGACAGTATGGGATTGGGAAAGACTCCGACAGCACTGGGATGTATTGTTGCATCGGATGCAAGGAAAGTGCTTATCGTGTGTCCAGCCGCGATTAAGTATCAATGGAAACGGTATATTGAAAGCTGGGTAACGAAGCCCGGAATCATGTATGTGTGCGAAGGGCAGAAGTTTGAATATGGTGACTGCCTGAGTGTGAAACACGCCAACTACGTAATCATAAACTATAACATATATGATTATTGGATAGACCTGTTCTGTAAGCTGAAGTGGGATATGGTTGTGTACGACGAGGCGCATCGGATTAAGAAGGTTAGTATACCGTCTGCGCCTGTGAGGTGTTCTGCTGCCGCGGATATGCTCGTGCCGCACGTTAAATCGTGTATATGCTTAAGCGGCACTCCCTTGACGGATCGCACTGCCGACATATGGCATATTGTGAAACTTGTGAATCCAAACTTGTTTCGATCATACTTTCTGTTCCAGCAGCGGTATTGCGGAGGAGCATCCGGCGCATTTTCGAGTGAATCGAGAAGCGCCAATACGATAGAGCTGCATAATAAGCTGATCGATAGCGGCGTCATGATTCGCAGAACGAAAAAAGATGTGTACAAAGAGATACCGAGAGTTGATATCGACGTAGTTCCGTTTAATGTTCGTTCCGCTGCACTGGATACACTGGAAAGGGAGGCCCGGCATCAGACATTGTGGATGAAGAAACAGACCGGCAAACAGCGCGGGGCCGCTATGTTTAAAGTACGGCAGTCTTTTGAGAAATACTTACAGGAGGCTATACGATTAAAATTACCGTATATTGTAGAATGGCTTAAAGATTTCATGAATGAAACCGATGAAAAGATTGTGGTGGGCTGTATCCATAAAGAACTGTGTGGAAACGCGCTGTATCGTGAATTTGAGAGGTCTGCTGTACTCATCAATGGGGATGCGTCGGCAAAACAAAAAGACAAACTTCTTACCGAGTTTAAAACCAACAAACAAAAAAGGATGCTGATATGTAACATACAATCTATGAAAGAAGGGGTGGACGGCCTTCAAAACGTGTGTAGCCATATGGCAATATGCGAACTTCCGTGGTCTCCCGCGGACATCGATCAGCTTATCGCCCGTCTAGATCGGAACGGGCAGAAAGAACGTGTGAATGTTTCATTCCTTGTGGTGTATGACAGCATCGACGAAATGCTTGTCCGTACTCTGGATAGAAAAAAGAAGATAACGACGGAAGTCCTTGATGGTAGGGCTCCACGCAAAAAAGAATTATTGGTAAACCTATTAACCGGAGGATGTTGAAATGAAAGAGGGTACGAAGCTTATCATCGTGAATGTGTGCGCGATTGCATTGATTATTTGGGTGGCAATATACGGTGCTATCGTAATCCGTTATGCTTTTTCAGAGTGGCAAAATGAAGTCAAGCACGAAGAACCAGTAGTCGAGAAACCGAAAAGCAATGTAAACGTATGCGGACATATCATCGGTGAAGAGTTTGTACCGAAACCGGAGTACAAGCACAACTTGAAAGGAGACGCCTACATTTACTGGTATGATACTGTTACCATGATTACGTTTCGTCCTGTAAATGGAATACTGAAATACGCATCCATCACTAAGATATTCGCGGAAGGTGCAGACTGTTACGCTGAGTATTTCGAGATGGGAGTGTATTATGCCAAAAAATACAATGCGAAACCTCAGAAGCAGCCTGATTCTCTTCTTACGGAGGACGGCGTATGCATTGATTTGAAGTGGGAACTTGTAGACGGTAAGTGGGTTCTTTCCGTAGTGATCGTTAAACTTGACAAGTAAAGGTGCAGCATGAATATCAGTAATATCAGTGTGTACAATCTTGAGAAAGCAATCGTTGCCAGCGGATACCCGATGCTTACAGAATACGATCCCTG